TCAGTTGCCGAAATTGTAGTTCTCTATTCGGCTCCATCTACCAATATCCGTCAGCGCATTGAAGGCTATTTAGCCCATAAATGGGGTCTCACTGCCAACCTCCCTAGCGATCACCCATACAAGACCAACGCCCCAGCACCATGACACCCACACAAGTTTTTAACACTACGACTGGTTTGGAGGTATTCCTGTGAGCCCCATTTATGTGCCGGGGAAGGTGGTGTTGCGCAAAAGCTGGCAGCCGATGGACCCTGACGCTGCTGCATACATCACGGCGGTTGAAGCTGCTGATACGGCGGCTGGATCTTCTGGTGGGTTGGAGGAAAAGACCAAGATCGCCATCGACAACTTCGTGCTGGGCTGTAAGGCTGATGGGATCTGGGGCGCGATTAAGGCCAGTTGCATTTTGGCTGGTGCAAGGACTCTGGCTGGCGCTTTGGTGCCGTTGGCTGGGACTGCGCCGACCAATGTCAACTTTGTCTCTGGTGATTACAATCGGAAAACTGGTTTGAAGGGAGACGGAAGCACAAAGTACCTTAACAGCAACAGGGCCAACAATGCTGATCCACAAAACAATAATCACTGCGGGCTGTATCTATCAGAAATACAAGCTATCAATGTTGTACTGGGTGCCGGGGGCAGCTCTACTGGAGCCAACACTATAGTCCCCAACGTAAGTGATACTATTTTCAGGAACCGCTCTAGCAGTTTTCTGCAAATCAATAGGATAGCAGTCGCCGGCTTGACAGGTGCATCTAGAAGTAATGCCTCGGAAATTGTTGCTCGAATTGCATCAACATCCACATTGCATAGCCTTGCGTCGCAGTCTCCATCTACCGACAACATTTACCTCCTGGCTAGGAACGACGGCAGTGGTGTAGCGCAGTTTCATTCTGCTTCCCGCTTTGCCTTCTACTCCATCGGTGAATACATCGACCTAACCCGTCTTGATTCCCGTGTCACCGACCTAATCAACGCCATCGGAGCGGCCTTCTAATGAACCACCCCACACAAGACACTGCCACTACGATTGATTTGGAGGTGATGCTATGAGTTGGGTAATTACGGGTACGCAGAAGTTCACGCCCAACGCTTTGTTGGATCAATTTGCAGGAGCCGCTGCTGCCTATAGCCTCCGAAACCTTGTCGGCACTTCCAATCCCTCAGTAGTCCGTGTGCGTCGCTCCAGCGATAACATTGAGGCCGATTTCACTGCCGCCCAGGTGAGTGATGGCTCGCTAGCTGCGTGGGTAGGCGCTGGGAATAACGGCTTTGTGCGGACGTGGTATGACCAAAGCGGCAACGGAAGGGATGCTTCGCAAACTACGGCATCCGCTCAGCCGAGCATTGTCACCAATGGAGCGGTGGTTTTGCAAACTAACAAGCCAACGCTCTCTTTTAGTGGATCGAACTTCTTTACTCACGGATACTCAATTACAACAGCCTCCACGATTGTTGCCATTACAAATTTAACGGCAAAAAGTGACAGCGTAGAGACTGTGTATGGCGCAACAGCGCCAAATAGTTTTGTCAGGAACGCTATTATTGGTGACGCTTATGGCCAGTTGTCGGCAGGCAAATGGGGAACCTACATGAATAGCTGGAAGCCATCTGCTTACAGTGCTCAGGGCATTCACAGGCTGCTAGTAATGATAAGCGACGGCTTGACGACAGGGACAGTAAGGAACTCTGCTTATACAAACGGCCTTGTGGAAACATTTACAGATACTGGCCGGTACAGTGGCGATAGCGCCGAGAGGCGGACAATCATGGCCGACAACAGTACGGGATCTAACGCTGCTCAGGGAAACTTGCAAGAGATTATCGTGTGGCCTGTAGATCAGTCTGCAAATATTGTCAGCATTCAGTCCAACATCAACACCCATTACGCCATCTACTGACCCGTCGTAGTGTCCCCGGTTTCGGCGCCGGCCGTGTGCTAGGAAATGGATGGGCCAGCGCAGCGTCAACTGCCTGACCCGTGACCAGATCCACCGTGAATGGACCCGATGACGCAAGTTTATGCGGCAGGCCTTGCCCTGCCGAGCCTCCAGGACGCCTGGAGCATGTTCCTGCAGGAGCGCAGCATCAGCCTTTCCCCCACCAGCGTGGTGACCGACTACGCGCAGGTGACGAAATGGCTGTTTCGCTGCCCGATCACTGACTTGGCCCAGGGCCGGCAGATCCTGCTGTGGGTGCTCCAGCAGGAGCCGGTCAAGTCCGCCCGGCGGGTGACCATGTTCGTGCGGGCCATGTACCGCTGGGCCTCGGGCGAGGACGTGGCCCTGCTGCCCCGCAACCCGGTGGCCAACTTCAGGATGCCCAAGCCGCCCCAGGCTGCCCATGAGGTGACCGTGATTCCCCGCGATGAGATCCCCCTGGTGCTGATCGCCCTGGAGGCTCGGAAGCACAGCGGCGCCAACTGGGCCAGCTACGCCGAGTTCATGCTGCAGACGGCGATGCGCACCGGTGAGGTTCGTGCCTTGACCTGGGAAGACCTGGATGGTGATCGGGTGCTGGTTCACAGCAACTTCACCCTGACTCACGGCCACAAGCCGAGCACCAAGACCAACAAGAAGCGGTGGGTGCCGCTGAACAGCAGGGCCAAGGAGCTGATCGAGGAGCTCCCCCGGCTTGGCTCCTATCTGTTCCCCTGGAACCGCTACACCTTCCAGAGCTACTTCCGGCAGAAGGTGGATGAGCTGCATGGCGCTGGGCTGATCAAGGCTCGCTACCGGCCCTACGACCTGCGGCATGTGGCGATCAGCCGGTGGCTGGAGGCCGGCATCCCGGTGGCGCAGGCCGCGTCCTGGGCGGGGAACACCAGCGAGGTGATCTGGAAGCACTACGCCAACACCACCACGGAGTACCAGATGCCTGTGCTGTGAGGCGCAGCGGGTGATGCGGCCGGGGTTGTAGAGCTCCGGCTTTTTGCTGGCCTCATCAGACTGGCCACAGCCCCTTGTCCTGATCCATGCCATCCCGTCGTGAGCAGATCCTTGCTGCGGTTGCAACGACGCTGGCAGGCACTACTGGGGTGAGCACCAGGATCTACCGCTCGAGAGAGGAGGCGCTGCAACGCAACGAGGCGCCGGCCATCATCATCACGCCCGGGCCTGATACCAACCAGGCCGAACGCGCCCAGGGCGCCAGCATGTGCCGCTTGGATCAACGACTCACGATTGAGATCACGATCTATGTTCGTGGTGCCATTCCTGATCAACTGGCAGATCCGATTGAAGTTGATCTGCACAAGAAACTAATGGCAGCAACGGATTTCAACGGCTTGACCAGTGGTCGGCTGTTGTATCTGAGCCGCATACCGCAGATGGAAACAGGTGATCTCACCGTGGGTTGGATCACCACGGAATATGCGGCAGAGTACAGATGCTCACGCGATGACCTCTCCGTAGCCTGAACCTAAGGCGACCTCATTGCGATGCTGATCCGCAACACATTCGTCCTCGTGAAAACCGAGGGCTCCAGCTATGGGGTTGATGCAGCTCCTACCGCGACCAATGCCGTTCGGGTGCGATCGATCGAGGTGAAGCCGCTGACCGGCACCAGGATTGAGCGCAACCTGCTCCGTGGCTTCGGTGGTGCCGGTGGTCGCACCCTGCTGACGCAGCAGCATGTCGGACTGACGATCGAGTTGGAGCTTTCGGGCAGCGGTACGGCAGGCACTGCCCCACGGTGGGGTCCGCTGCTGGCCTCGGGCTGCACGGCGGCCACTACCACCAGCAGCGCCGTGACCGGCACCGCGCAGGCGGGCTCTGCTGGTTCGATCACCCTGGCCTCTGGCGCCAGCGCGACGGATGACTTCTACGCCGGCATGCCGATCTCGATCACCAGCGGCACTGGCAACGGCCATCGCGGCGTGATCGTCAGCTACAGCGGCACCACCAAGGTGGCAGCAGTGGCGGCCTACACGGCGGCGTTCACGCCTGGCTCATCCTCGGGCTACTCAATCGCGGCCAACGTGCAGTATCGGCCGATTACCACGGTCGATGGTGTGGCGGACACCTCTTGCACCATCTGGGCAGTGAAGGACAAGAACGTGCACAAAATGACCGGTTGCCGCTTGCAGCCGGTGCTCAGCGGTGAGCTTGGCGATGTGTCGATCTTGAAGCTCGAGGGCATTGGGCTGTACTCGGTGCCGGTGGCTTCGACCGGCATCACCGCCACTTTTGGCGCGCAAGCTGATGCAACCCCGGTGGAGACCGGCACCACCTCGGCGCTGTCGTTCATGGGTGTGGGGCCCTGCCTGCAGTCCTGGGAGCTCAACCTGGGCGTGAGCGCCATGTACCGCAGCCTGGTGGGCTGCACCGAGAAGGTGCACGCCGAGCGGGCGGCTGCCACTGGTCAGGTGATGATTGAGGCACCGGAGGTGGCGACCACCAGCTGGTACGCCAAGGCGCTGGACAACACCGGCGCCAGCGATGCACCGTTCACCCTGCAGCAGGGCGGCACCGCTGGCAACATCGTCACCATCCACTGCCGCAGCGTGCAGATCAACGACGACATGGAGCCTGGCGACACCGATGGGGTCGAGATGCTCACCGTGCCGTTTATGGCGCTGCCGAGTGACAGCGGCAACGATGAGTTCCGCATCACGGTCGCCTGATGGCTTTTGTCCTGTCGCAGGCCCAGTCGTTCTGGGCAACGATCGCGTTTGAGCTGGAGAGCGACGACCAGGTGCAGGAGATGAGCTTCAAGGTGAAGCTCAAGCATCTGCCGGCTGATGAGGTGGCCAGGCGAATCAAGGCGATCCGGCGCGCCAAGGCGCTGGAGGAGAAGGGCGAGGAGAGCGAACTGCTCGAGCTACTGCTCGCCACAGTGGGTGAGGTGCTCCTGGACTGGACCGGAGTTGAGGATGACGACGGCAAGCCGCTGGCATGCACCGCCGAGAGCCGCGACAACCTGGCCCGCTTTATGCCGGCAGCTTTGGCGATCGCTAACGCCTGGGCAGAGCATGTGATGGGAGCCAAGGCAAAAAACTCCAAGGCGCCGCTCGCTACTGGGCGGACGGCGCTGTAGATACCAGCAACCTGGAAGAGGCCGCTGCCGTGTTCGGCTTGGTGGTGCCTGCACAGAGCAAGCACTACGAGGTGCTGCCGGAAGCCTGGCCTGCGGTGACGATGTTCCTTGAGCTGCAGACGCAGTGGCGCGCTGGCGCCAGAGGGGTGATCGGGCTGGACTACAACGCAGCGCGCTGGCTGTTTGAGCTGCATCAGGTGAAGGATCCTGCGGCGTTGTTGAGTGACCTTCAGGTGATTGAAATGGAAGTGTTGAAGGTGATCAGGGAGAAGCAGTCTGCGTAGCCTGTAGAGAGCGGAGGTGATGCCGTGGCGATGAACATGGATGCGGTGCTGCGCATCGTCGCCAAGGTGGACGGTGGCGGAGCCGTGGCAGCACTTGGCAAAACGCTCAATGGCGTGGAGAACAGCAGCCGACGGCTGGGCGGGGCATTTAGGAATTTGAGCGGGGCGTTGGGTGGCATCGGCGGAGCGATTGCTGGCGCTGGGCTAGGAGTGCTGGCAAAGAATGCAATTGATACGGCGGACAACCTGAACGATTTGCGCCAACAAACTGGCGTGAGTGTTGAGACGCTCAGTCGGTTTGGTCGTGCTGCTCAAGACAGCGGCAGCAATCTGGATTCCGTTGCCCGAGGAATGGGCAAGTTGAGTAAAGGCATGTATGCGGTCGCTACAGGCGCCAAAGGTGCACCAGAGGCTTTTGCTGCGTTGGGCATCAGCGTGACAGATGCCAGCGGCAAGTTGCGCAGCGTTGATGCGGTGATGCTGGAGGTTGCCGGCAAGTTTGCCACCATGCCGGATGGCGCAGAAAAGACAGCACTGGCAATGCAGCTGTTCGGCAAAAGCGGCGCTGAGCTGATCCCGATGTTGAATGAAGGCAGCGCATCGCTGGAGAAATACAAGGCCACGATCAGCGGCGACATGGCGGCTGCTGCCGACAAATTCAACGAAAGCCTTACTCAGTTGGGCGCCTCGCTGGCCGGACCGTTCAACCAGGCCATCACCGCCCTGCTGCCCACAATCACAGCCATGGCCCAGGGCCTAGTGGCGTTGGTTCAGGCGTTCTCTCAATTGCCAGGTCCCATCCAAACCATCCTTGTGGTGCTCGGCAGCCTGCTGGCGGCGTTGGTGGTACTGGCTCCTGCCATCTCGGCCATCGTCACGATTGCTGGTGCGCTGGCTGGCATTGGCTTGGGAGCCACCATTGCGGGATGGCTTGGCGCCCTGGGGCCATTGCTCACTGGCCTGGCCTCGTTTGCGGCAGCCATCGTCGGATGGCCCGTCTTGATCGTTGCCGCCCTGGTGGCAGTGGGCATTGCGATCTACGCCTTCCGGGACAAGATCGGTGCTGCGCTCCAGGCCATCGCTGGCTTCTTTGTCGACCGCTTCAAAGCCATCGGCCAGCAGTGGATGGATCTGTTCCAACGGCTTCAGGCGCCGCTGGGGCAGCTGCGTGATGCGGTCGGCAACGCATGGAAGGCCATCGGGGAGACCATCAAAAATGCCTTCCGTGGTGTGCTGCAATTCGTGGTCAACAACATCAACACTGCGGCCAGGTTGATCAACGTGTTGATCAGTGCCTACAACCGGCTACCTACTCCAGACCTGCCGCTCATTCCTGCCCTGTCGGTGCCGGCCTTTGCGCAGGGTGGCGTCGTCGATCGTCCCACCCTGGCGATGGTGGGGGAAGGCGGTGAGCGGGAGTACATCATCCCTGAGAGCAAGATGGGCGCGGCCTCGGCGGCCTACTTGGGTGGTGCTCGAGGTGCGGGCGTGGTCAACCCCACCATCAACGTCACCACCGGCCCAGTGATGCAGCAAGGCGGTCAGACTTGGGTGACCATGACCGATTTAGAGAAGGCGATGCGCATGACCGCTGATGGCGTCATCGGCAGATTGCGCACACCATCAGCCCGCATGGCTTTGGGGATGCGCTGATGGCAAGGGCACAGGCGCAGTACATGCGGATCTACGGTGCAGATGGTGTCACCTACCAGCGGTGGCAGAGCTACTACGGCAACACCACCGTGAGCTACGACAGCAGCAGCTGGCAGTACGTTCCCTTTGTGGCCGATGGTTTCACTGCTGGATTGAGCGGAGATGAGGCGGACATCAGCGTCACAGCTCCTGCCACTAGCGTGGTGATCGATGCTTTCGAGAGCGCAATCAGCAGCGGCCGACTGGTGGAGCTCAGCATCTACCAGTTTGATCCAGAGCTCGGCAACGATGTCCCGCAGTTTGGGCAGGAGCTGGTTGCGGGATACACCGGCCAAGTGGTGGGTGGCACCGCTGCACTGACCACGTTGACTCTGCAGCTGGGTTCCGCCCTGAGCCCAGTGGGTGCCCAGATCCCACCGCGCAATTTCACCACGGCAATCATGGGCAAGGGGGCAGTGCTGTGAGCTGGATCAAGGGCACCGATCCCCTGGCATTGGTTGCCATTCAAACAGGACAAGTCAACACGCCCAGCACTGAACGCGGCGCTGCGGGTGGCAGCAGGCTGGACACAGACCAGCGATCAGTGGAGATCGGTGAGCCGGTACCGATCGGCTTTGCCCGTCGTCGCAATGGCAAAGGTGGTGTGCTGATCAGCCCGGGTGCAACTGAGTGCCGCTTCGAGAACGATGCCAGCAACAACGTCACGGCCTATTACCACTTGGTGCTCAGCGAGGGGCTGATCGACAGCATCGCGGTAAAGGACATCTTTCAGCAGTCCTGCCGGGTGGGCGGCTTCAGCCAGACCTACAACCGCCGAGCAGGCACTTGGACGCCAGGCAACGCCCTGGTGGTGCGTGCTGGGTACGACTTCCCTGAGGCGTCGTACTACTGCGGCTCTATTGGGACCTATCCCAACATGAGCACGCTGTCATTCATCAACACCATCCCAGATGGCTTTGATCAATGGCGCAAGCAGGTGCATGCATTCATTCGCGGCGGCATGCACGTCACTCGGCTGGTGGATGCCGTGACTGGACCCAGCGATAACTTTGCTGATCTGGTCTATTGGATGCTGAGCAACACCAAGCGGGTGCCAGCATCGCTGATTGATGTGCCGGCCCTTCAAACCGCTGCGGAGTTTCTTGAGGCCAACGGCTTCACCTGCAACTGCTGGATCACCGAAAGCCGCAACTACTCAGACCTGCTGGCGGATTGGGCGCCGTACTTCCTGCTGGGCGAAAGCAGCAAGAACGGCAAGAAGGGCCTGCGGTCGCTGCTGCCAATCAACGCCAACGGCACGATCAACACCGATCCGATCGATTGGGAATACATCTTTACTGAGGACACGATCATCCCTGGATCGATCGAGATCCAGTACACCAGCTTTGCCGATCGGCTGCCGTTCGTGGCGCAGATGACCTGGCGGCAGCAGCTTGAGGATGACTTCGGCATCATCCGCACGGCTGAGGTGCGCTTTGCTGGGACGGCACCAGCAGGGCCGTATGAGTCGCACGACATGAGCGAATATTGCACCAGCGAGGATCATGCGGTGAAGGCTGGGGCCTACATCGTGGCTCGGCGCCGGTATGTGACGCACACAATCCGCTTCTCTGCCAAGCCGCAGGCGCACAATCGAATCCTGGATCCTGGTGACATCATGCGGGTCAAGCTGGCCCGTACAGCGTCCGTGGCAGGCACCACTGACCATGATTATCTGTACCAGGTAGAGCGTGTCACCAAGACGCTGGCGGGTGACGTGGGCTATGAGGCCACGCATCTGCCCATCGATGCTGATGGCTGCAGCTTGGTGGCGTTAACGGTGGCAGCAGCAACCGGCAGCGGCATCCTGCTGACCAGCAACAAGACGGGTGTTGGCTGCGACATCAACAGCTACACCGACAACACAATCCCAGCGGAGACGTTCACGGACATTGATTTTGTGGTTGGTGCTGGGGAGTATGAATTTGCACCGCTTGATGTTGGCGTCCCTGTTGATGCTGTCATTGATAACGGCGGCGGCACTGGGCCAACTGATGACGCAACCAATCAAGACGATGCACTTGATGAGAATGGCGTCGGTCTGTATTTCTATTCAGCTGTATGGAACGCCAATATCCTGAGCGTCAAGATGCGCATCTCACCAACTGGCGTGGCGCCAGAGCAGGCACTTGGCGCCTTGATTGCCACTATTGGCTCCACATCGACAGTAGCCGTGCTGCCTGGTGATGTGCCGGCACCGGCCCAGCCTGGTGGCATGCCGACTGTTGGGTTTACTGGAACGATCGCCAACCCTTGGGACCCATTGGATCCTGATGGCCCAGTGCCGCCATCGGATCGTGTGTTTGAGGGTGAGTTCCTGATCACCTTTGCAGAGTCGTCATTCCCTGCGATAGCAGGAGATCCAGCAAATCAGTTGACGTACATTGCAACGGTTGAATTTACATCAACTACAGGCGGCTTTCCCAAAGTTAATTTCTTGAATGACTTGATTGTGAGATTTGAGCCTTTAGTGGCAGCCGGCAATTACGGTGTCTTGGACATTGCGGCAGCAGGCGGGCCTAATTTTGTTGTTAACAATGGGCCGGTGATTGATACCTACGGCTCAAACCAAGGCATTGCATCAACTGCTGGACCATTTGGTGGGCCGGCGGTTTCGTTCTTGCCAGTCGGCGATTTTCTTAGTTTTGTTTGGGCTGACCTTGCCGTAGGCGGCGGAGAGTTTTGTGTTGAAGGATTTGTAAGAATTGCCGACCTTGCCAATCTGTCGTTTTATCAGATTGTCAATCTCAAAGACTTGGACACTTTTGAAGGTGTGTACTTTGCCCTTGCCGCCAATGCGGGGCCGGTCTATTCAATATCGTTGTCTTATCAAATGGGGTTTGTTTTTGACTCAATCTCTGTTGACATTCCGCTGACCTCTGACTATTTCCACTTTGCGTTGAATCAGTTTGATGGGGATTTCCATGTCTTTATTGATGGGGAGCTTGTTGCGACGCTTGTTACTAGTGAGCCCATCGCCTTAATTGGTACTGAGTTTCTTGTTGGTTTGCCTGCCTACGCCTCGGTATCTACTTTCCAAGGCGGCTTAAAGATCACCATTGACGATGCTGTTTATCGCGACACCTTCACCCCGCCAAGCACGGCATTCCCAGTCCCGACGCCAGCACCTTAATTCATGGCAAATTTCCCCACCCTGATCCCTGTCACCCGTGTCTACACGCCTGGTGAATACCCGCACACGCCTTTTGCAGGCTGGAGTGGCAAGGAGAACCGGGTGCGCCATAGCAATGTGATGCTGGCCAGCCAGTTGCGGCTGAGCTTTGTGGCACTGACGGAAGCTCAGCTGCTTGAGATCATTAGCCACTACCAAGGGCAGCTTGGCTCTTACCTCAGCTTTGACCTACCCAGTGCCGCATGGGCTGGCGTGAGTTCTGCAGCTGATTATGAATTGATCAACTACAGCTGGCGCTACAGCGAACCACCCACTGTTGAAGATGTGCCTTGTGACCTGTATAACGTCGACTTGGTGCTGGAGTCTGTCTCCAAGGAAGGCATAACGCTCAACGGCATCACCGCATTCATTCGTGTGACCTTTGCTCCTGGTATTGCAGCAGCGGCCAACGGCATCAATGCCACTATCACAGCATCGCTGTCTGCCGGTAAATTTACGGTGCCAGGGGCGGCTGTTACCGTTACTGTCTCTCTTGCGCCTGGTGGGGCTACAGGGGCCTGATCTATAGCCTGAGTTCACTACCGGCACTGTGGCTGTGGCAAGCCTGATCTACAACTCCTGCCTAGACGACCTTGCCAACAACAACATCGATTTCGGTGCTGATACCTTTAAGGTGATGCTGGTCACGTCGTCCTACACGCCAAACAAGGACACGCATGACCGGCTAAATGATGTGACCAATGAGATCACCGGCACTGGGTACACCGCTGGTGGAGCGACATCAGCCTGCACCGTCACCAAGGACACGGCCAACGACAAAGAGACCCTGAGCTTTGCGTCTGTCAGCTGGGCGACCAGCACCCTGACAGCTCGAGGTGCCGTGATCTACAAGTCCCGTGGTGGGGCATCCTCCGCGGATGAGCTGGTTGCCTACATCGACTTCGGTGGTGACGTGAGCTCTGCCGGCGGCACCTTCTCCATTGGCGCAAGCACCATCACGCTGCAGAACTGATGGCGGACTTCCCCGCGCTGGAGCCTGACAGCAGGCGTTACAGCCTGGGCCAGTTCCCGGTCACCACTGAGACGGGCTTTGGCGCGGGCAGCGTTCGCTTCCTGCATGGCACCGTGAGCAGCGGCCATACCCTTGAGCTTGGGTTCTTGGATCTCAGCCAGGCCAATGCCAAGTTGCTGCGTGATCACTACCGCACCCAACAAGGCGGCTTCTTGCCGTTTGCCCTGTCCGCTGAAGCCTGGGCTGGCCACGCCAGCAGCACTGACCTAGTACCCAGCACCACGCAATGGAAGTACAACGCTCAGCCGGAAGAAACGCACAAGCGTGGTGGTTTTGTTGATGTCACGGTCCAACTGGTCAGTGTGATCTCATAGTCCATCCGTATCCTGTGCTCAGGCATATGGGCACAATGGCAAACATCTCTGCCGAGGATCTGGCCGTTTTTGCCACGGCATTGTTGGTGGGCTCCGAACTGCTCAGCCTTTCGCCTCGTATTCGTGCCAACGGATGGGTGCAGCTGTTCTTCACCGTGCTTCGCGCTCTTGCCAGCAACAAGGTCCGGCGATGAATGAGGTGATTGCCGTTGCTTGCGGTGCCGCCCTCGGCTGGGTTGGCCAATGGTTCCGTGGAACCAGCCTGCGAGATGAGGATGCATCTATGGCAATTACCAAGCTGGCGATTGGTGTTGAGCATATCAATCAACAGTTGGGGTTGATCCGCGAAGACATGCGTGCTGACCGGCATGAGAATCGCCAAGCCCTAGATCGAATTTGCGGGCAGATGAGTGACCTAGACCGCCGGGTGTCTCACCTTGAAGGACAGCAGGGCGTATGAGCAAGCAACCCGTGCGGCTGCTGGATCTGTTCCGGTACTACAAGGGCCTGCCCCATCAGATGGCGGCAATCTCAGAGCTGCAGGAGGCCATGCCGGCCAGCCTGCTCACTCGTGACAACGGCTGGTTCAAGACGTGGAGCGTCGACGGCAAGCAGCCGCCAGATCCTGCATGGTGGGCCTCAGCTCGCGGCATCGTCTCTGAGTTTGAGGGCTGTGAACTCACGGCCTACCCAGACCCGGGTACCGGCGGCGATCCCTGGACTGTGGGCTATGGCCACACTGGACCTGAGGTGCAGCCTGGGTTGAAGATCACCAAAGCGGTTGCCGAGGACTACCTCCGCCAAGACCTGCAGGATGCAGCTGATGGTGTGTTCCAACTGCTGCCGCTGGCCAAGAGCTGGAATGCTCAGCAGCAGGCGGCACTGATCTCGTTCGCGTTCAATGTGGGCCTCGGTGCCTTGGGGGATTCCACCCTGCGGCGCAGGCTGCTGGCAGGGGAGGATCCGGCCACCGTCGTCAAGGAAGAACTGCCCCGGTGGAACAAGGGCGGCAACGGCGTGCTGGCGGGGCTGACACGCCGGCGTGCCGCCGAGGTGGCCTTGTTCTGCTCACAGCCTGCCTTGACCCATGCACCGCAGCAGCCTGCGGTCATTCGACCCAGCTCGCCGTTCACCGCACGGCTCACGCCCAATGTCACCCTGGGCGACTTCGCCTTGCAGCAGGAGGCCAGACGCTTCCAGCAGCAGCACCAGGTCGACACGGCGGCGCTGCTGGCCAACTTCCTCGAGCGGGTAAAGCGCAACCTGGGCGGCACCATCGTCATCACCAGCGGCTACCGCCCGCCGGCTATCAATCGATCCGTTGGAGGGGCATCTGCCAGTGAGCACCTGTTCGATGCACCAGGCGTTGGTGCGGTGGACTTCTACCTAGAGGGTGTCGACATCAACCAAGTGCAAGCCTTCTGCGATCGGTACTGGGACTACTCGGTCGGCTACGGCGCGCCCAAGGGTTTTGTGCACCTAGGGATCAGGAAGGGCAAGCCTCGCGTGCGCTGGGACTACTGAGGCACAGGAAGCCCCTTGCTGCGGCATAGCGCACGCAGCTTCTCAATCGCACGATGGCCGCAGCGATCACAGCAGCAGATCCCACCGCAGCACACCCGCCACCACGGTTCGCCAAGGATCTGCACCACGTCAATCCGTGGGTGGTTCTCAGACTGAAGCATGGCCCCATCGTTCATGTGCTGTGAGCTTTTCGAACTGGATGGTTCCGCAACTCAGTCTGGCGATGGAGCTCCAGCTTGAGACCGCCAGGCGTGAGCTGCAGCAGATGGATCGAGAGGAAGCGATCGCCATGGCCGATCAGTTCATGGGGCGTGCAGTGATGCAGGAGGTGTGCCTGCGCAACTGCCTCAAGCGGGTGGCGGAGCTGGAAGTGGAGCTTGCACTCACTCATACCAGCGGCAGAGCCAGCTGTCCTGGGCAGGCCCGCACACGACGCCATGGAATCCGCGGGATCTGGAGCACACTGGCGCACGCCATCGGTGCTGGTGGCAATGGTTCGGCAGGAGAAGGCTTGACCGCACCCAGCAAGCCGCCCAAGCGGTCACGGGCATCATTGATCAAGCCCTCCACCTCACGCAGCCGCAGGCCCTCGCTGCGGGCCAAGGCGGTGATCGACTGAGGCATGCCATCCAAGCCGTAGTGGCCGATCACCAGCCGCTGCTGAAGCACATCCAGGGTGGTGATTGCTGCGGCCAGAGCTTCGCCTTGAGCGATGGCATCCAGCCGTTCAATCCAGTTGCCGCCATCGCCAGCGGCCTGATCCGCCACCAGTTCACCCAACGAGCTGTGGTCATCGCTGCCGGCAGCAGCATCGAGTGAGCTGCAGGGGATCGTCAGCCGCAGAATCTCGTCGAGCCGTTCATCGCTCACGCCCATCCGCTGGGCGATTTGATGGCGTGATGGCCTGCTGTTGCCCTCGGCAGCCAGCTGCTTGGTGGCCGTGAGCAGCTGGCCCAGCAGCTTGGGATAAGTGGTCGGCAGGCGAATGGTGTGCGACTGGCCGTCAATGGCATTGCCCACACCCTGGCGGATCCACCAATAGGCGTAGGTCGAGAACTTGTAACCGCGAGCTGGATCGAACAATTCCACCGCACGGATCACGCCAAGGTTGCCGGCCTGCACCAGGTCCATGAACTCAAGCGTGGTGCGACGGCTCAGGCGCTGCACGACATGCACCACCAAGCGCAGGTTGGCGCGCACCATCCGATCCTTGGCACGCTTGCCGATGCGTTGCACGCTGCGTGGTGCGTGCTCTGACCCTTCAGGATGATCAAGCCAGGCACGCACGGCATTGCCGAGGGTGATTTCCTCCGCTGCGGTGAGCAGGGGTTCGCGGCCAATCTGCTCGAGGTACCAGTTGACATCCGATCCCTCGGTGCTGCTCATGATCGCGGCACCTCCTGCCGCTGCCGCAGCTGGGCCGCCTGGCGCTGGATGTGATCAGCAAAGGCAACGCACACCATTTCGGTGTGACTGGCTGGCTTGGTGGCGTAGCTCAACGCCCACCAGCGACGGAACTCGGCGATGAGATCGCAGTTGTTCATTGCCATTTGTATGCCATCCAGATGAGCACTGCAATGTTGCAGCAGATCGAAAGCAGCAGCATGCGATGCATCCTGCGCAGCGATGTGATCGCCACAAGCCTGGTGCGGCGGGTGTCAACGATGATCGGCAATTCGGCCATGGCTTGGCTCCAGTAGGTGGTCGAGTTGTAGGCACAACAGCTGCACCATGGCTGCTGTTTCGGTGGCATGCACCAAAGGAGTGAACTGGCCATCAGCCAGCTTGTAGGTGGCAGCTGACTGCTGCACCCGGGAAAGCTCCCGGGCTTGCAGTAGCAGCTCACGCGCACCGCTCAGGGCGTCGTGGAGAGTCATCAAAACGGCGGCTCCTCTTCCTCAAACTCATCAACGAACTCATCAGCCTTGGCGACGGCATAGCCCTCCTGCTCGTCAAAGCCGTCCACCCCGTCATCAATGACGTAGGGCACAAAGTGCACCACCTGGGCAGCGGTGATGATCAGGCTGATGCCGCAACCCTCAGGGCGATCCCATGGGTAGACCTTGAAGGCCACGATCAGCTTCGAGCCGTTGCCAATGGCGGCGCCATCCCATGGCTGCTTCTTGGCGTCGAGGATCTTTGGCCCGTCTGCAGTGCTGCCATCACGTCGCACCAGCTGCTGCGCCTTGAACTTGGCAATCAGCAGATTCGGGTCATCCTTGTCGGGCTTGAGCGGGAAGCCCTTGTCACTACGGCGCTTCTTGGTGCCGTGCTCTTCGGTGAACACAGCCTCGAGCTTGGCCTGAAAGGCTGCTGTCTTTGGATCGCTGGTGGGCAGCACCAGATCGACCGACCATGCCAACGGCTTGTCGGGATCCATCTGCTGCCTAGGCTCCACCAGGTACGCCCAACGGGCCAGCGCAAGCGGCGAATAGAGGATCTTGGATTCAGTCATCGGGGTTCTCAAAGGGAAAGAGGGGTTGAAGACCAGCACCAAGCCGCATCAGGTGATGGGCAGCGCCGGAAATGGAAAGGCCATGGGCCTCGGTGAGTTCTTGGATGGCAGCCCAGACATCAGGGCGCACGCAGGACTGCAGGTAATGCCGCTGGCTGCTCTCGCGTTGATGCATGCGGTGGCCGTAGGACACACCACGCTTGGGATCAGCCATCAGCCCGCCTGCAGTTCAAGCTCATCCAGGAATGCCTGAATGAATTGCTGGTGCTGCACCTGGGTGATGAAGCCCGAAATGGTGCGCGCTTCGCGTGGCACGTTGAAGTGACTGCGGAACTCGATCGTGAAGCTCTTGCGTTCATCCGGGCTCATGGCCTTGACCAGCGCAATGCACGTGTCCCGATCACCCGCAGACAGGGCAACAAGGTTTTCCGGCAGCACCTCGGTGTCTGGCGTGCCCTCGCCAATCAAATCGGCTGGGGGTTCTGGGTCGACTTCCGGTTCAGCGGCAGGCGGTGCGGCCTTGAGCGAAGTCGGTTCGACGGTGGGCTGCGGCTGCGCAGTAACAGCTGATACAGCCAAACGGATGCCCAGCAGGTTGGCCAACAGCTCGCCGGTGAGTAGCTCATTGGCTCCGTCGGTGGGCACCGTCGAGCTCAGGTCCCAGCCGCTGCGATGCAGCAGCCGTACCGTCAGGTCGTCATGGCTCACCGTCATGGTCCAGGCAAAACCCAGCTCAACTGCTGGCGCCATGGCCTCAACGACATCGTTGATGTCAAAACTGAGAGCCATTGGCACCGTCGCTTGGAACCTCGCGAGATCGGCCGCCATGGCGCCATGGGCTGTGATCCACTCCGATGGATCAGCAATGCCGCCCGCAGGGACGGCAGGGGATTGGGGCATAGAGGACAACGCGGCGCAGCCGGCCTCTGCGGCTGCTTAGGCAAGACCTTAGCGGCTCGGTATTCACAACCGCAACCCTTTGATGTGACCGCGCAACACTTTTACTGAACTCTTACCCCCCCCCCCCCCCCCCGATGGGGTGAGAGCTTGCTTGGCTTTCCACTGCTCCAAGGCGGCGGCCGGCATCCACTGGTTATCCCAGCTGTCCAGAAGCTCCTGTGCCGTGTACAGCGCACCAGCGCCAAGCACTTGGCGCAGCTTCCGCCGGTGCTCTGATGGGGCATGGCGCGTCAGCTCCATCAAGGCCTCAACTGGGTCCAGGTCGTGGGTCAACACCATCTGCTGCAGTTCGGCACGCCACTGCTCGCACAAGGCACGGGCTTGGTCGTCGGTGAGCACTGGCGCTGGCTCCAGCTCGGGGCCATCCAGTTCCTTGGGGATTGGCAGCAGGCCCACGTAAGCCGCCCAAAACTCCGTGGGTCCCCATGGCGTGCCGTCGTCGGTGGTGATCGGGCTGGCCTTCTCCAGCTGGTCACGCAGGCTGCGACTGCGCACCGGTCCCCATTCCCGAAACGCAATGCGCCGGTTCAGATCGGCTAGCTGAAACACCGATGAGGGCCTGAGGTTGCCCTGCTTGCCGTGCTCAATGTTGGAGAGGTTGCCTGCGGCCAGGGCAGGGAACCCTGCCTCGGCGCCCCACTTGCTGCTGGTGTACTGGGTCCAGCCATTGCGGACGCGCCAGTTGCGGAGCATCCGGCCAAAGCGACGCAGGGCTTCCTCCCGCTGGGCGGCATACCGCTCAGTTGAGAACCAGTCCACTTCTGCCGCCATTACGCAACTCGAAACTTTTGTTAGCTGCAGCCTAAGACGGATCTGGGGTGTCGAGTCGCGGCGCTGGTCATGCGTTGAACCGGCCAATGCCAGCAGCTGGTAAATCTTTGTGAGGCATTGCA